GCGCCTCGCGCTGCGCGCGGATGCCTGGGCCTTTTGCCCACTGCGCGTAGACCTTCTTCTCGTCTCCGTTGAAGCGGTCGCCGTACATGGCCATAGCCATCCCCTTCTCCGCCTTGCCCATCTTCACCACGTTGTTCTTCTGGTCCATGTTTCGCCTGTTGTTGCCGGAGAATCCGGTAAATTGCTGACGCTCCCGCTCGGTAGGCTCGATGCGAGCGCCCGGAAGACGAAACTGCATCCGCGCGGCGTTCATCGCCTGGCGAACGGTCTCGTCTGACTCCGGGGCGCCTTGCGCCACAAGCTGATCATAATGGCCGCGTGCCCAGCGGTTCGCCGCCGAGTTGCTGCGGACGTCGGCATACTCGGTACGGTAGCGCTGCTCGGCCGTCGCCGCGAGCAGCGTCGGCATGCTCTGCTGAATGGCGCGCCGGGTCGCGATGTTGATGCGTTGTTGCTGAAGCTCCCGCGACTTGCGATCAAACTGCGTGAGGAGTTCAGGGGAGAGCGAGCGAGCTGCCTTGTGCGCCTCCCATTGAATGCCTAGGGCTCGCTCTTGTTCGGAGATGGCATCTTCTTCCGCCTTCCATGGGTCGGGAGAATCGGCAGGCGCGGGCCCAGCCACGCCACTACCAGCAGAGCGCGAGCGAAGTTCGGCAAAGTCCTGCGCCAGACGTAGCTGATGGGCCTCTGCGGCGCGGATACGCTCTTCATGGTCTCGGGCGCCTCCTCCTCCACTTTGACCCTCCTTCTCGCCGACCGTAACCAGCGTCTCGCCGTCGGATTCGATGAACGAAACCGGGGTTTCGTCTTTCTTGACTTTTTCTTCGATGTTAACTTCGATGTCTTCGTCCATGTTATTCCTCGTTGCCGAAAAGCAGAACTTGAGGGTGAACACCGAGCACTTCGGCAATCACGATGATCGCGCCGATGGATGGGCTCGTGAGCCCTCGCTCTATGTTGCTGATGGTCTGATGCACGTATCCAGCCTTCTCGGCTAGGACCAGTTGGCTCATGCCGGCCGCGTGGCGCGCGTCTCGCAAACGTTTGCCAAACTTGCTAGGGAAGTCGTTCTTATCAAACGGACGGGTCATAGTAAGCAGCTACCTTTTTCCCCGTAGTCTGCTCCACGCCATCCGTTACACGAACGAACCGGTGATCGTAGCCGCCTTCGGAATTGGCGACGTTGACGATCTTCACCAGCTTCGCGTGGTAGTCGGCAGCCAGGTCCTCAGAGCTGACAATGTCGCCATCGCGAATGACCATGATGGATAGCTCTACGCCGTTGACTTCGCCGACTGGCTGCATGAATGGCGCGTACTTCTTGAATCGCACGATATCGCCGACGTCAAAGCCGGAAGAGCGCAGGGAATCGAGGGCCTGCAGACCGGCAGCAACGATGATGCCTCGCGGGGCCGTGTTGCGGTCATAGGCAATCCGCTGCTCGGGTTTGACGATGGAGCCGCCGGCGGCATACGTCTGGCGCTCGGTCATGGTGATTTGCCAGATGTACACCTTGTCGAAGGCGGGGAAGTGTTCGAATGCACCGTTGGGGATGCCGTACTCATGACGTCGCTTGTCCAACTTCTCAGGGATGTTGTATGTGCCTAACGGAGCAAGGCTTTTCAGCAAGTCATCGGCAATGTTAGCGGCAACGAGCGCTCGCTCGACAAACGCATTCTTGCTCTGGTTGTGCTCCCGGAGTGCCTTTACGATGTCCATCAGCGCACCTCGTTGACGATGGCCTTATTGCAGGTCATCATGCTTTCGTGAATCTTGCGCATCGCGGCCGTGCGATCAGCGTTGCCAGGCACAGTCGCCCAGATCGTCCTGACCAGCGCCTTGTGCGCTTCTCGGATTGCTGACATGCGCGCGATCTGTTCGTCGTTGGGCACGTGGTGTAAAAAGGTGCTGAGCACCTCGTCAAGCGTCGGAAAATTCATTTGATGACTCCTTGTTCTCTTCGTTCTCGGGCAGCTCCCCGAGGTAGTCTCTTTTGAAGGCGTTCACATCACCATCAAAGAGCGAGCAGAAGGCCGCGTAGACCTGATGTATCTTTTCCAGATGCCCGGCCTTGATGCGGATGCGATCAATCGTGGCAGTCGCGTTGGTACTCAGCGCATACATCTCGGCGGCGGTTTGGGCCTTGTTGGAAACTAGCCACGTGCCAAAGGCCACCATGCGGTCGCGGTCACTCATCGTCGTTGATCCTGGGATGGGCCACTCTGTTGCTGGGCCTGTTGTTGTTGCTGAGCCTGTTGCTGAGCTTGCTGCTGCTGAACCATCTGCTGAGCCTGCTGCGGCGGGTACCCCTGTTGAATGAGGGATTGCATCTGCTGTTGCATCAGCTGCTCGGGCCCGATGGCGGTACCGGGCGTGCCCGGAGGCAGCCCAAAGGTGTTCTGCGGCACCGGAGGCGGCGGGCCCAGAAGCTCGCGGGCCATCTTGTGAAAGCCGCGGGCCTTCAGACTCTCGCGAATGGCGTGGTACTTAAAGGCGTAGTTGTACGCGAGATCCGGCATGGCGTTTGGCAGCTGGACGATCTCGTCCGCTTCCGAGACCTTTTGCGCACGTGAGCGAAATTGGAGATCGGCGACCAATTCGATCTCGTATTCGTTGTCGTACATCTCCCTGGCAGCCTTGACCATCTGCGGGCCGCTGATTCGCAAGTCCTCATTGTAGCGGTTGACGTAGAAGATCTCTTCGTCGGAGGCAAAGATGGCGTTCAGCTTGCAGTTGTTTCGCATCACCTGGATGGCGAAGTCGGCGAGTGCCTGCGTCGGCACCTTGATCATTGCGTTGACCTGCTCGATGCGGGCCTGAACGCCGCGCGCCGTCTCGCCGCTCTTGCCCTCGGCGCCGCTCATGATGTCGGGCGTATTGGCTGCCTGCTCACCGAACGCCATGAAACGATCCGCAGCATCGATCAACTGCGGATTAGCGGCGCCAAAGTCCAACGGCATGATGCCGCTGGCCAGGTCAGACGGCATGATGTTCTTGGCCTTGTTGATGACGCCGGGACCGACTCGGAACGGGCCCTGAAAGTCGACGTTGCTTGCCGTTATGAACGTCTTGCCATTGCCAAGCGCGGAAGCGTCCAGGAACATGGACCAGACCGTGTTGGCCGCGATGTTGAGCTGCCCGTCAATGCGTCCAAGGCCGATGCCGAGATTGCCAGTCATGGGCTCTAGGCAGACGCCGTGAGAGAACATGTAGATGGGCTCTTTCCGGGGCGGGTCGGGCTCCGTCTTGCCGTCGGCCATCCAGGACGGCGGCACCGGAGGCGGGGGCACCGGTTGAGCGTTGGCAGCCTGTGCCTGCTGCACGTACAAGCCAACGTCGGGACTATCCTGCGGGAGCAGCTGGGCCTGGGCAACGAGTGACTGAACCTGTTGCTCCTTTGCCTGCGTCGCCTGCTGATGCTGCATGGCCGCAGCCTGAAACTGCTCAAGGTCCTGCATCTGAAGGCGATGGCGAACCTTCTCGTGGTACGGCGGCCTCATGTGCACGGACAGTTTGAGGGGCAGCTTGGAGCACAGGTCAAAGATGAGCTGACAGTACAGGTCTTTCGTCTCAATAATGCCAGTCGCCGGGTCCATCACCGGCAGCTCTAGCCATCCCTCGTACTGGATGATCTCGTATTCGCCCTTTTTCTGACCGAACGGGTCTTCACCAAGGAACTCGGCAACGGTGTTGCGGAGATTCGTTTCCGCCTCACCGTCGGTGTAGCCCGGGGCGTCGTAGGAAATGACGGCGTCCACGTTGGACCAGCCGGCGTGCTTGCCCATGGAACGCAGCCGATGCTTAAAGTACGGGAATCGCCGAGCGATCCATGGCACGTCGGAGAAGTCGGGATTGACGGAAACGTGGCTGTAGGGAACGACATAATCGTCGCACGTAAGCATCTCGTGGCAGTTCTGCCGCGTGACAGGGTCATAGTACGAGTGGCAGGCGACGTCGCCAGCAACGGCGAAAATCAATGTCGCACGCTTCATCTGGCGCTTGTAGCCGGGGATACGGTTCCGGATCTGCCAGTTGGAATGCTGAGAAACAATGGGCGCCACCGGCTCGCCTTGCGGGCTTGTCGGCGTGAAGTTGAAGATCTCGCTCCAGTCGCCGAACACCTCAATCGTCATCTTGTTCGTAAGACGGACGATGTTCTGTAGCGCCAGCGGGATGGCAGCATTAGCGCAGTGTTCGAAGGGCTTAGACTTCGGCGGCAGGTCACAGAAGAGCACGCGCCACGACTCGGCTACCTTCTCGCGGTAAGAGGCGTTCTTCTCCCAGGCAAGCATGAACTCGTCGTAACAATCCTGAACGAGTCTCTTGAGAAACTTCTGTCCCTCCGTGGTCGCCTCCAGCTCCGGGACCATGTTCGTTGACTCTTCGTCGACGGAAAGTGGAGCCGGCTCCGGCGGCTCGATTGCCTCTGCTGCCTCCGTGTCGATGAAGCCCGGATCTTCGTACGGCTCTTCCAAGACTTCGATGTTGACGCTGTCCATTAGCCTTGCCAGTAACCGAATGAGCCGCGGCCCGTGTCCCGCGGCTCGTCATCGTCTTTTTCGATGACTCGGCCCTTATAGTTAGGGGGATCGATGATGCGACCGTGTATATATGCGCAAGCGTAGGAGGTTTCGTCGTACGGATGGTCGAATCCGCCCTTGGAAGGCTCCGTTGGGTTGTTCGGGTCCGTCTGCATCGCCGGCAGCACCTGTAGCGTGCTTTTGCAGTTCTCGAAAATAATGAGCTTGGGCGGACGAGAGAGGTTCTCGTGCCCGAGCAGCCGCTCATGGACCCGCTGGGCGTTATCCTCGCGACTGCGCTTGTCCGCGTAACACCAGTCCACTCCATTCTGGACGAACTCTTGATATTTTGAAAGGGCGGACTCGCCTCTTTCTTCCCAGATCTGCGTGTCGGCGGGCCCGTAGATGAGCGAGCCAGAGAACGGATTCCAGAGCTTATTGGCCTCCTCAAAGGGACGAACGATGCTCTTCACAAAGTCGGTGACCTTCTTCTTCTGAAACGTGCACTCCCAAAATTTATACAGAATGTCCGCAGCCTGATCATGGGCGTAATACCCGATGTTACCATGCGTGACGTACCCCCAATCCAACGCCCGAAAGATGGGCCAATGTTGTGGGATCTTGAAAGGGCGAATGCGGTGAATATCGGGATTCCACGCATCCTCGAAGAAAGACCCAATAACGGAGTCCCAGCGCCCAAAGAGGTAACACTCTTGAATGTGCTTGGGCTTCGTACGAAGCTCAATCTCGTAGCTTCTCACGAATGCGGGATCGGGATTGTCGTACAGAGTCGCCGGCAGGAAGAGGCGACGATGATAGACGATCTCGCCGGACTTAAGCTCGACCTTCTTGCGAAGGACCTTGTTCCCCTCGGGTGCCGGGTCAACGAAGTAGCGCTTAACCCACCCGGGATCGTCGACCTGGATGTCCTCCCCCTTGTTCTTGGTCATCTTCGGGTTGCTCATGCTGCGCTTCTTGAGCATGAGCCGCAGCACGTTGTCGCCCGATCGGTTACGAGAACAAATAAAGTCGTACTGATCCTTGTTGAACTCGACCAGCTCGTCGTAGCCGATATATGTGTACTGCTGCCCGAGATAGTTATTATGGTCGTTCTTGTCTTTGCAGTGACCGAACTGATACTTGAGGCCACTCGAAAACGTGAACGTGCTTCTTTTCTCGTTCCAGTCGACGTCCGGGTCGATGAGCGGGAACATGCGATGAGCCCGCTCGATGGTCTCGCCTAGACGGGTGAGTGTCCGTCGCAGATGCAGCACCCACCCCTCGGAGTACCCCCATCTCAGCGGATTAGCAGCGATAGCCGCCTTTATGTCTCCAGGGAAGGCGTCCGGAATGTTGTCTTGTTGGCAGCGAATGTGCTCGACCCAGACCTGTTCCAGAGGGTCCGTGAGCAGGACCATCGAGTTGTGGGTTGGGATGTACGCAGGCGTGATGCAGTATGTTCCCGTCTCCACTTGGATGCACTTAACCGGAACCGAAGGACATCGCTTGATGCCGACGATCTCATAGCGAATGCGCTCTTTCTTCTCGTGCGGCTGTCCCTCTAGTCTCCGGGAGCACCGGAACTGTCGGGATTGGATCCGGACGAACCATCCCACCCCGAATCCCTTGCGGTAACCTCTGCGAAGCTCAGGACCAAGGCCCAGTGAGCCAGCAAGAGCAAGAAAATCAGACAGAAAAGGGATATCGCACTTTTCAACTGTTGGCCCGAGGCCTCCAGCCCCGTCCATGATTCCCTCAACCAGAGCCATTCGTTGATTAAAAGAGCCAGCGAGATACTCATGAGGGATACGGCGGCCAGATTCGGCAACCAATTCATTAATAACCTCTCGCCGTTCGCGGATCTGGGAAACACGGTATGAAACCTCGCTCAATGTGTAGCCGACCCGTTGCAGGATGGAGTAGAGTTCCGGGTCCCAACCGGTAATCTTGGAGCGGTCCTTGGGTTGCCCCATTACCAAGCAGATTCCAAGCACGTAAGGGTCGACCTTGAGCGGCTTTGCGGGGCCAAAGTCCGCGACTCCGGCAGCCGGTACGCTAAGGGTAAAGACGGACTCGTGGATCTGCTTGGTTGTCCAGGTGCCGAGCCCGGCGCCCTCGACCGTTACCCATTCATGCTCGGCATCGGCGACGACCACCTGGTTGTGAATCCTTAGCTCGTAGCAGGGTCGGTCGAGCTGAACCTCGGTTTCGGCAACGACGCGCACCCTGTGACCAAGGATGTTGAACACGTAGTCTCCGGGGTGCACGTCCCGAAGCTCGCGGAGCCCGTTAGTGGTCGGAACAACGGTGTCGAGAGCCAGCGCCTTACCGGGACCGGCGGCGCCAGCGCCGAACACTTCATCTTCTCGGCGAGCGTGAAAGCGAGCGCCCCATTTGGATGGCGTATAAGATGCACTTCTAGGAATCGCTGTCATTTTCGCTATTCTTTTGCTTCATCACTTGGGTCTTGCGGTTGTCGTCCTTCCAGCCAATGTCTTTCCCCATCTCGCTGACATCCTCGCGTAGACCCTTCAATTGCTTCTGTTGGTGATCCAGTCGAGCGTCCTGGGCATACTCGTGCTGTTCGATGGTGCTCACGCGGTCGTGCACGACGCTAATTCGCTCGTGAGTCTGCCGCTGATATTCGACCACCTTGCCGACGTCGTCCTCCAGCGTCTTGCAGAACAAGATGAAGAGCCCGACGCAGACCAGAACGATGGCAACGATGATCATATATAGACGAAGGATAGGGAGAGGCGCCGACACACTGGAACACCAGTGTCCGACAGTCGCCTGCCCTGGACGACGTACAGCTTAGATTTGGGCCTAATGCAGCCCTCCGCATCCTGGAAGGGCAAAAGACAGCACAGGGTGACGGGCGTCAGCGAGGATGTTTCGAGCCGGCTGCCGCTGATGATGTCGCCGGTATCGCTCATGAGGCGAAACTCGACACAGCCAGGGCTCTTCGTGTAGACCGTCGCCGAGAACTGCACCTTGAGCTGTTTTGTCCGCAACGTCTGCATCGGGAGGCCAAAGTAGTCCTGGCCCTGAAACAGCACGGCTTTGGGGTGCGACTTGAGCAATGTATCGATGGTCGAGAAGGCGCGCGTTTCGACGCTCCGGGGCCGCATGTCCATGGAGCATTCTTCGAGCGACGAAGAACCCGGATCCAGCACCTCGTTCAGCATCCGGTGCAGCTCGGTTGCAAGTGGCGCCAGATGCTTCTCGATATACTCTGCCGGGCTGGCATAGTTCGCCGGGTTGCCCAGCTCAAGGCGCACGCCTGCCATTTATAAGCTCCTCAACGCCCCGGGGCCAATGTTGTTCGCATACGCTACCACGCGCTTGGCCGCTTCTCGCAGGGTGGCCATGTAGCAGTTGGTGCGTCCGTACATCGTGGCCTGATAGCGTCGTGAGCGAAGGCGGACGACCCACCCGATCGGTGCGCGTTTGCCGTCGCCACGCAAGAGATACGCTCGCCAGAAGACGCCGTCGCGTCCGCATGGCACCCATTCGACGTGTCGCAGTGTTCTCATGAGTGTTTGTCCAGGAAGTCACAGATGAGGTTATACAGTTCGAGACGCAGAACATTGTCGAACTTGAAACGGCGCTCGATCCAAGCCGCCTTCGCTAGCGGATGAAGGCTGTGCCACTCGACTTGGCGCTTGAACTCGGGATGGGCCTCACACAGAGCGCGGTCGGCTTCGTAGGCAACGCGAGACCAACTCCCTGGCGGAAGCTTCTTCGGCGACTCCTCAACCACGAACTCGTGTGCGCGAGCCATCGGGTAATAGACGGGTGAGCCCGGTAGGTCGGGCTTGATCATCATCTGGCCGTCGTGTTCGACAACCCGGGCGAGATCTCCGGTGAGTTTGTGCCGGAGGTAGGTTCCGATCTTGGGGGGTGGTTCGCTCATCGTTCACCTGTCGCAATCACAAGCAGCGCAAAGAGGCATAGACAGAACACGATCAACCAGACGTCTTTAGGGTCCATTCGCCACCAAGCGTGCGGTATTCAACGGGAATATTCAGGTTCTGAGCGTGAGCGATGCCTCGCATCATCCCGTCGGTGATCCCTCGGTCGGTGTAGACAGCCGAATAGTCCGCCGCAAAATGCCACTCAAAGCCAGCGTGCAAGCCTAACTCCCGGTCTGAGAGAACAGAGTCACGGAGGGCGTCCGTGTACATCTGGTGTGACGCAAAGGGGGCTTCTGCGCGGCGCAGGCAATCCCGAATGCAAGCTTGCAGATATTGCTTGTTAATGAGCCGGCTAAAGACCGGGTCTTCCCCTTCGATGGCGCGAAACGGTGATTCGATGATTACCAATGCCATCTTCGTTTTCTCCATTATCTCTTCTTTCCAAATAGCAAGCTCGACAGCTTTTTCCGGCTACCGATGATCTTCTTATGGGCATCTTGAAGGCTAACGAGGTACCCCACGAGCTGAGTATACTGGCCTCCGTCGCGATGAATCTCGGCCAGCAGCTCATCGAGCCAGGCCTTGTAGCGGTCTCGCTCTTCCTCAATCGAGATCGACAACTTCGAACTCCGCGTCGATGGCATCGGAACCCGCCGTGAGCGGCGCAGGCGCCGGGAAGGTCGAGACTTCGAGATTGATAACCTTATTTCCGCTCTTTTCCTGGGCCCGGGCCTTGATGATGCCGATCATGGTCGCGTGAGCCAGCTTGGCACCATGGGGGATGTCCGAAGACGGCAAGCAGCCGTACTTGGCGAGCCGGATCTTGCGCGCTTTCTCATCCAACGAGAGCGCGGCCCAAGCCTTGGGTAAGCTGTCTTCATCGAGTTGGCCGCTTTCGTCGTAGCCCAGAGAAGCGAAGTCGAGCAGTCCCTCGACCGTTTCCATGCACTGAGCAAGCAGTTTATCTTCCGCTGCTCGTAGCGACTCAGCCGGAAGCGTCTCACGAAACTTCTCCAGTTCCGTCTTTTGCTGGAGAAGGATCTGCTCGTTGTTTTTCTGTATAATCTTCTTGGACAATGGCCTGCTCCAGATGGCGCTGCGCAGTCAGCAGGTTTAAGAGGCGGTTACCGTAGCGGTTGGCTGCCCGCCACAGTGACGTCATGGCAAGATGCAACGGGTCAGCTTCCGGATTGCTCAAGGAAGTGATCCTCATATTCCTGGACTAGCTCAGGCTCCGTGAGCGGCGAGTCACTCATCACGACGTATATGCCCGGATCCCGCCCCTTGCGGTGAATCCAGTTGACGCGGATCCCATAGACCTCGTTCCAGCCGTCATTGGGGATGACTCCGGCGGCGACGAGGCCGTCCTCTATGAACTTGATAGCCGAAGAGCAGACGTTGCTCGGGTCTCGCTTCAGTGTTTGCTCGACGACGAGGTAGCCGAAAAAGGCGCCGGGTACCCGCACGAAGGGCGAGCCGACAGCGGCCACGGTCCTGGCCTTCCAATCCTGCTTGATCTCATTGTAAAGGTCGAAGCGCCCGCCGCGTTTGCCTTTCACGGGGCGCTGACGCATGATGATGGAGCGGATGAGCGGCGCCTTTGCGGCCCGGGCATCCAGCAAATCGTTCAAGCTCGGGACCTTTCCCGGAATCCAGAAGGCGTTATGAATCACAAAGTACCGCCGGGCATCTACCCGGAGCACGTCGCCCGCTACGCGGGTACTACGACGCGAAAGGTGGAAGACATCTGCCGCCAGTTGGGCATCGAGAGATGGAGCCTCGGGATGCTCGGGCGGGAAGGGAAGCGTGTCCCGTTCTCGCTTGACCAAGCCCTCAGAATCCTCGGAGTTATCCGCACCGCTCAGGGGGAAAAGATCCTTGGCAAACATCGATTACGCGAATCATAATGCCACGGATAATGGATAACTCAACAGGAAACGATAATGAACGACCAATTCGGCGAATGGGACAAGTTCTATGCAGCATGGGAGCGGGCCCAGCATGCAAATCAGGCGATGGCCCGCTACAAGAGAGCCCGCAAGAGGAGAGAGCAGGCGAGACGCCGGCAGCCTCTCGCTACGCGCGGCCGCGGAGGGGCGACGGGCGACAAGGGCTGAGCCTGCGAGGGCACCACGAGCGGCTGGCCAGGGAAGGTTACGCGCCTCCGCCGGTGGCGGAGACGCCTTTCGTCCTTCCAGGGAAGCGTTCGGGCAAGCGGAAGCTGACCGACTTGGACGTCATTTACTGCCGGGCTCACGTGGCAGCCGACGGGGTTGCGGAATTGGCTAAACGATATGCTGTGACGTACAACACGATGTCCAACGCCACGAAAGGCTACTCGTATAAGCACTTGAATCTAGAATATCCGCCCCAGTTGTAGATTCGCAGCGGGACCGATTGGCCACGGGACCGACAGGATTTTCCCATTGCTATCGCACCGAATTTCGTGCGATGGTGTCCTAGATCCCCTACTGGCGAGCCAGAGAAGCGTAGCGCGGCGAGCCGTAGGGGTCAGCCGAAAAGTAACCCGAGTCAGCCGATTCCGGCTAATCGCCGGTTTTTGTTCGGAGCGTCCACGCAGGGCACAGGAAGAGAGAACTCGATACATCCACCGGTGGTCTCTAAGCCGCCATCAGTCGGCTGGTACTCCTCTGCTGACAGCCCGCCGGAAGGCAGACGGCTGCTTTTAAGGGCGGTTTCTAACGTGTTAGAACCCGCCCTGATTGCGTACAACATCTTGGGGCCAGCCGATGGCCTACGTATTACCCTAAGCAATTTCCCAAGAAATTCGCACTGTGGGGGTCTCCGCCGCCATGGCAGTCGTCGTCCTGTCTGTACCCTCCTCCGATACGAGCGCCGTCGCGAGGGTCGCGGGGAGAGAAACCGTCCCCAAACGAATCGCACCTTCCGAATCGGGACAGCGAGCTGCCCCAAACCAGCACCAAACGTTTCGGTTCGCGACAACCGGCCGTTAGGAGCAGCAGGTCAGCCCCGGGATTAGCTCAGCAATGTCCCGATGGTTGCCCCTGGCAATTGCCCACCGATTGCTCCCCGGATAAGTCATATCGGTACGTGCCATCACGGTGCGTCCCGTTCTGCCTAATCTATCTGCTAAACGGTAGCCAATAACCTAGTGCATCTTCTGGCGGAGCGACTAGATTGACTTGGCGGGCGGCGATTGAGAGCCGCTCGAAACCAAGGAGTCTCGTCCAATGTCCTCACTCGATGCCCGGGTCCAGCGCAACTTGCGCCGCTACTCGCACCTGGCCAGCCTTGCTCGCGACCCGCAAACCAGTGCCGTTTACGACGCTCGCCACGCGCTCGCCTCGCTCTATCTCGCTCGTGCGACCAAGCAGGCGCTAGTTTGCCGGCTCGGCGCCAGCGCCCTGCGTCCCATGACGTGGATGAGTGCCATCGGCTACCGCCACGCCTCAGAGGAGGCGCGCTAATGGCTCTCGGTGACTTGCCCGAGACGCCAGACTACCCGATTGCTCCTCTCACGGCCGAGGATGTGGAGTTTGAAATCATCATAGAGCCCGAAGAAATCTCCGTGGATGAGGCGTTCGAGGGTGACAACGAAGAACTTAAATTGGAGATTACTGAACACCTGGCGCGCGGCTTGGTTGAGGCGTGGTGCCATATCCGGGTTACGGCCCGATACGAGGGCCTGGAAGGTCATGACACTCTCGGCGGGTGTTCCCACTTAGCGCTTGAGGGGGCGGGTAGCATCGCACATCAAGTGGAACAGACGATTGAGGCCCACCAAATGCGAGAAAACGCACTGGACGACCTTAATCGATTGCGCCGCAACCAACGGCGCGTTGCTATGGCGTTACCATCCAACGAAAGGCTAACCATCATGTCTGACGATACCCGCACCATGGTCGATCTGGCGAATGAGGCCATACGCGTTCAGGACGCATGTAACTTGAGCGGCGTAGTGTACAGCTTTGCAAAAGCGATCCAGCGTCTCCGCGTCCTGCTTCGTGAGCAAGGGCGCGAATCGACGGCTGAGGTCAACACTCACCCGATATGCGTCGCATGGATCAGCAAGATGCAGTCCCTTGCCCGTTGGGACAAGGTGGAGGACTGGGATATGATCGTGTTCAAAGCGATGCAGGACTGTCACGACCTGGCCCAGCGCTAACGTTTTCCCAACCATAGAGGAGCTATCCACCATGACCAAGCGTGTATTCGTTATCGGTGACAAGGTCCGTCTTACCCGCAAGTTCCTCCGGAACACGGGGCAACACACAGGCAAGGAGCCCTTTAGTCGTTGGACGATTACTGGCTTCACAGACAACGGCTGGGCTATCGTTGATGAGCCGCATTACGACCCGTCGATGTTCTCCGCTGACGAGCTTGCGGCAGACCCTACGCTGGCGTTCCGGCGTATCGCGGTGGGTAACCTCGAATTAGTGAAAGGGTCACACTAATGGCTCGCATGACCAAGTTTGAAGCCGACCTGCGACGGGCGTTTCCGGACGCGCCAGAGACGAGCATGCGGCTAGCTCTCGCGTTGATGCGGAAGGGCTCAACGCTTGACCCGTGCGAATACTCGGCAGCAGCCAGGGAGCTTGCCAATAGCCCATACGGTCGTCATCGCCGACACACACTGGTGTTAGCGGCGCTCGATACGCTACTCGGGACACATGGAGTCGAGCCACTGGGCGAGATTCATCCGTTCGATGGCCCGCCGTTCAAGTATCTCAACACGGGCGAGAGCTACGCGCCGACGGTCGTCTGGTATCGCTCCAGCGGACGCTATTACGTGCGGTGTTATGGCAACCTGGTAGAAGCGTATCGCATCAAGTAGAGAAAACCATGACTGCTTTCGAACTGGTACGTCTCGCCGCGATTGTCGCGCTCTGTCTAATGCTGGTGCCGATCGCTTTTGCTCTGCTCGGTGCTCTGATCGGAGCATGCGGCGAGATACTGTTACTTCTCATTGGTTGGCCGTTCCTGCTTGGCCGTTGGTTCTGGCGATCCATCACACCGGACGATGACACCGAGGACCCATCATGACGTTTCGCGCCCGTTGGTATTACTAGGAGTCATGTAGTGAAAAGCATCATTATCATCGTAGCGCTACTCGTGGCGCCAGTCGTGCGCGCTGAAGTGCTCTATCGTGGCAAGGTCTATCGCATCACGGCTGATCACATTATCGAACGCGAGAGGATGTTCTGCGTTCGCGGCGCAACACGCCTCGAAGCATTACCGGATGGCAGTCTCGCGATCATCACGAGCAAGGTCTGTGTGAGAGAGGGAAGGAACAACGATGGTCGCTAGAGTCATTGCGTTCCCGCCGCGCCCAAAGCGTCGTGGAAGGCGCCCCTGGAAACGTCCCGATTGTCCGATCGTGCACCTGCATTCGGATTCTGACGCGCTGTACCGTCGCGCCTTACGCCTAGACGAGTGTAAGTCGACACGAACGCTGGCCTTGAAGCTCTACCACGAGGCGCTGCGGATCTGCCCGGCCGACGCCAAGACAATGACCAACGTAGGCAACTGTCACCATTGGGCTGGCGACTCCCGTGCCGCGCGCGAGTGGTATGAGAAGGCGCTAGCCGTCGATCCTGGCCAACCTGAAGCCCATTACAATCTCGGCTACCTGGAGAGCGAGGCCGGGTTTCATGCCGCCGCGGTTCAGCGCTATAGAACGTCGATCGCGCTCGACTCGGCGCTTTCCGACGCTTATTACAACCTAGGGCTCTCACTCGATTCGCTAGGCGATCGCGTTGGCGCAGAGCAAGCGTTTAGACAATACGTGAAACTGGAAAGCGATGGACCATGGGCTGACCACGCGCGTAGGTGGCTTGGAATGGTCAAGTTGGCGCTGGTAAGACCATGATCACACCAAAAAGCCCCTGCTCGCCGGCTTGTCCCGGCTGGCGTATCTCGCGACCGCTTGGCATACCGATCATCCAACGTTGCCCAGCTTGCTGGGCGGGGTGCCCGCTGGCGCCAAGCGGCTCCTATTACGCTCGCCAGCCCGAGTGCACCGCGGCGCTAAAAGCCGATCTGCGCTCGAATCGCCGACGCGGTGACTGCCCACAATGCGGCTTCCCGGCCGATCCCGACGAGTCGGCGTGCTCCGTGTGTGACGATCTGCGAGAATTGGCGCGATATGATGCGCTGGGCGATATGCAGGAACAATAGCCGTTTCGGAACGTTAAGGAATCACCCCCTGTAGCGTTCCGGTCATGTTCCGGCTTGCGTTGCAGCATGCCCCGAGGCAAAACGTTCCAGTACGGGGCGCAACGACATGGGGCATTGTGACATGGGTGATGGATTGTCGATATGGCAGTATGCGAGACGACTCGACTGCTTCGAGTTCCTGGCGAAACGACGTGATGTACCGCGAGACGCCGAGCAGCTTTTAGAGGCGTGCCGTGAGCTAGAAAGCACGGAACACTTAATAGTGGACCGAGAACGGGAGAGCGGGTAATATGCTTTCCCGTACACATTATCGTGCCCATTGCGGCACAAGGTTACCGATATGCAGGATCGCAACGGGATGCTACGACACGAGCCAGCGACAGATGACGACGAGGAGAGCTTCGTGGCCCGTCGTAAGTCTGCCATCATCTCGCGTCCGGCCGCTAGCGGCAAGGGTCGCCGGAGTCTTGAGGACATGATGGCGTCGCAACCCAACGAACTGGCGCAGAGCCTGTATGCGCTGGAGCGTATCGCCGCGCAAGAAGACGTCATCGAGCGCATTCTACGACTGTGCTCCCCCGAAGCTCGCGAACTGGTGTTGCGCAAGCGGCCTAGCTTGTCACGGTTCCTGGATGAGGAAAAAGAGGAGGAATGAAAGATGAGCAACGAGGCAGAGATTAGCAACGAAACTCTGAGCGCAATGTACGTACGGATGGTCAATCAACTGATGGAGCTGCCCTACCGTGAGCAACGAAACATGCTGGTCAACCTCGCGCGAGGGGTGCTTGGGAGCTACGCAAACACTCAGGCCGCGCCAGATGACGATAAAAATGCGTACGCGATCTTCCTCGTCCAGTGTCTTGCGCTCGCCGACGTAATCCAGCGGCTACCGGGAAGCATGCTGGCAGAGGCCATGGAGCAGCATGAGGACTGCGGGCAGTGCGGCCCGTGTCTCCAGCGGCAGAGCGAGGTGGGACCCGTCAACTGAAGTCTTGACCGGTCGGCTCCTCCGTTGTTATGGCGCAACCACGGAGGAGCAAAAAGATGCTCGAAAGTAAACACGAAGAAAAGAAGCTGACCCGAGATCGGTTCATCCAGAACGCCGCCGTCGAGATATTCACCAGCCAGATCATGATCGTCACGTCGCCGTCCGCGGCGGCCGCGGACCTTCCGTCTGATCCATACCAACATGCGGCGGCGGAAGCCGCTCGGTTGTGGCAAGCGGTCGAGACTCGTCTGGCGCTCTTGAATCATAGGGAGGGGCGGGGGCAAGCGGTAGAGGCTCATCCGGTTGCTCTGGTGACCTCGAATCGGGGGGAGTAATGGCGGCGAAAAAGAAACCACGTCGCAGGTTCAGTGACGACCAGAAACGGGCGATCGTGGCCGAATTGGCAGAGAAAAAGGTCGGCGTCGTGGTCGCGGAGCACGGCCTCACCCATGGTCTGTTGTCGACGTGGCGGAAAAAGTTCGCGGGTAAGGCTCAACAGGGCAAGCCAGCGCGTGACGCCGATCCCGAGCCTAAAGCCAAGCTCCAGATCATCGGGCTAACGCCATTGATTAAAGAGATAGTGGCGATCGAGGTGAAGCGCGAGCTGCCGGCTGCCGTGAAAGCGGCGATGGGGGCAGTGCTCAGGCAGGGAATGAGCTGAAACAAGCGCGGGCCCGGTAGGCGAACGAATACGTCCGCCGGGCCCGAGCCCAGCAAAGAGAGATGACGAGTGATCAAGATCGACCCATGCACCGATGCTGCGATGATCTCCCTGGCCACCCGGGGGGCGGTTGGGCTGGTGAGGGAGGGCGCAACTACGGCTACCGTCTTGCTCACGTCGGGGTGTCCGGTCCAAGAACACGGGACGCATGTGACCACGGCCGTGATCAACGACTCCGGTAAGATGCGCCCGAACGAAACGCGGGCACTGTGCCGTCGGTTGCGCTCCCTCGCCGATGAACTCGAAGCCCGTTTCGCCCCGGAGGGGGGCAGCAATTGATCCCGTGCACATGCAACGGCCGCGGTTGGTGCCTCGCGTGCACGGGCCTGGCGTGCGCCGTGAGCCTGGCTCGCGAATTGGCCGCCCATCCACTGGAGACGGTCCCGGCTGAGCGGGAAGACGACTACGCGGCCCTGGGCTACCCGGAGACGATGGTCTGGCAAGGGGACATGAGCGAGGCGGAAGACGAGCTGCGGGCCGCCCTGGACTGGCCGATGCTGACCTTTCCCCTCACGCCAGCGTGGCCGCTACGGATAACGGAAAACGACAATCGGTCGCCGATAGGTATTGACGAATAGGGTAGCGATTAGTAAATAGGAACCATCAGACGACGGCGGACGCGGTCGGCGAGAAACTCATTAAGGAGCGATGGACATGGACAATACAGGTTTTGCGGATCCGGTGGAGACGGCGGTTGAGGGCGGCGAGGGTGACAGCGCGGCGCCGAAACCGGCATTCGATCGGAGCCCGCTCAAAGTGCTGAAGAGCCTCGATAGCAAGCCCCTTCAGCAAGCCATCAAGGCGATCGAATACATCGACGCCGCCCGCGATCGTGAACGGCGCTTCCTGCGCGCATGCAGCCCGGCGGCCCTGAACCTGATCGCCCAGAACGGCCCCGAGTACTTGACCGCGGTCCAGGCGACCGTGTGAAGACTTGGAGGCGCCCCGAGGTTCCGTTCCTCTACCCCCCCCGGAGACGACCCGGGGCGTCTCCTCCTAACTAGCGCGATCTTCCGGCAGATAGCCCGGAATCTCTAGCGCGAGGCACTAGAACCGAGGCCTCGAATGTCGGTTCCTGTCTGGTCCCGTACAGTAGAACGGGCGCCTTTATTGCGGCGTTAAGGTACCGGCTATATGCCGCCTAGCCGCAGCTTCCTCCCCAACAACAACGCGCGACTGACCAGAACCGCTCTTGTGGGAGCCCAGCCCGGGGGCTAAGCCGGGCACTCTTAAACCCCGTCAGCTCGTCCGAGCGCCGAGACATGACGGGGCTACTTTTGGCCGCAGGTATTACTAGGAGTCATCGATGGCCGCCACACTGACCAAACCGACAACGCCCGCCGAACTGCGCGCGATATGCACGCTGAGCATCTGCGACGACTACGACGACGCGCAGCTGGCAGAACTGCTCGCCGAGCCGGACGTGCTGAGCGTGCTACTCATTCTTCCGAGGTGTGAGGCCATTCACGTGCTGGCTGGCGTATTGCCCACGCCATTGTGCGTTGAGTGGGCGCAGGCCTGTGCGCGACGGGCAACGGAGTACGCCGCCGCTTCCGCCCGCGCCGCCGACTTAGCACGAGACGCCGCCACCTACGCCACCTACGCCGCCGACGCCTCCGTCTGCGCCACCTACGCCGACGACGCCTCCGTCTACGCCGCT